ACATAAACGCCTAGTACGTGTTACATTAGATATTGATTGTTATGATGATTTAGATCTAGAATCTATTAATTGGCGAAGAGTATTAGAACTCGAAGGCGACGAAGATGTCGATGTTAGCATCAAGGATGTCGATATCTTCGTCTAGTGTGACAGTTCTCGAAGTGGCACAATGAGGGTTGATATCTGCCACGTGGTGGGATATTCTACCTTCGTTGTCGCAATTGATTCCAATGTGTGGTCCTGTTGATTATACTTTCGAAGATTTCTTGAATGATGCTGCCCCTGAAGAATGGGAGCAATGGGAGAAGAATGCTGCCGAACTTGAGCTCCCTTTGGATTACTATATCGCAGAATTCGTTTAAATGTGACAGTTGGCAAAGTGGCACACACCCCCTTGTGAATCGATTTGGGGGGTGTTATGTTTGATTCGTGGTTGAGGCATTCTCTACACTATCCCCCTCACCCCAAATATTATGAAAACTGCAAATTCTTTCTATTGGACTTTCATTGACACTTTGGTGTACAATATTGCAACCATTTGTGCAATCGTTGTGGGTTTGTATCAGTTTGCTGTGCGTGCTTACAATGACAACAATGGCAACGAAAAGGTCCGCCAGTTCGTGATTCAAACTCTGCAGGTGATTAATACAATTACCAGCAAAATCTATGAGAATTTGAATCACGATGTGCCGGTTGTGAAAGTGGCACAGAAGACCGCCAAGCGTCGCTGAGACCTGCTACATTACATTTGTCGTTGAGGGATTCCCCAAATGTTTGACGAACTCTGGAGTGAGATTCAAGACGCTCCCGGTGAAATCTTTGACCTTGACCTTGACATTCCCGAACTTCGTGATAATGAGAAGTTCGATGTGAATGAGTATCTCAACGCAAACTACGATTACTGAAATGACTCTGACTTCGTTGACTTTTGAAGAACTGGATGCCATTCTGGCAATCGTTGAACATCAGTTCAATGAAAACTGGGGTGAAATGTCTAACATCACTGGTCTTGATGTTGGTCAATGTCGTGATCTTTATGATAAACTTTCTGAAATGAGGGATGAAGTCTGATGAAAACTCTTACACTTCAAGTCACCGAAGTTACATTTGATTTTGATGAATTGGATTCTCCTGAAGATAGACAGGAGGTGATTGATTCTGTTGTTGGTAATGTCTTTGAGGTTGAAGTTGACGACGATGATGATGACGAACAGATTGCTCAAGCGTTAGTTGAAGAGGTGACAGATTACACTTGTTGGTGTGTTGTCTCTCTTGATTTCGTTCACATTCTTAACACTCACTGATACAGTGTGCCAGTTGAGGAAGTGGCACAAGGGGGGTTGAGATTCCCCCCGACTCCTGCCATACTACATTTGTTGAGAGGGAAACCCCACAATGCGTAAGATTGAAACCCAGATGAATGCTGCCATTCGTGACTCCCTGAATTGGAAGTCTGGCAACACTGAGGTTACCTTTGACCCTGAAAATCAGGAATCCAAAGTGTATCTGCACGGCAATCACATTGCTACCATTGGTGACAACTTCGTGCAAATCTTCGATGGTGGTTATCAGTCTGCGACCACTAAATCGCGTCTGAATGCGATTCTTCAGGAGCACGGAATCAAGGGCGAATGTGTGTTTCAACGCAACTTCAATTGGTTCGTCCACAAGTTCATCGGGCAGGCAGGAACTTCTCCTGTCTACAATGAATACGAATTCAGCAATGGTTTCATGTTTGCATAAAGAATCGGGGGGCAATCTGCCTCCCTTTTTTTATACTTTGTTTTGTATTATTTCAAAGCTGCCCCAGTGGCGACCTTTGATCAGGCAGCGACCCTGCTGCCGTCTTTGCCGATTGTCCCCTTATCATAGACCCCAGAGGACCCCCAGACCTGCCACCCTGTGCCAGTTCGTAAGGTGGCACAGACCCCCTTGTGGGGGGTGCCTGACCCCTTATAGTAGTTTCAACAGCAAAGGGGGACCTGATGATTGACCCACAAATCACTGACGAACAAATCAAAAAGATTTTTGAAGACTTTTGTGAGGAAGATGGTATTATGGACTTTGGAAACTTTCGTATGGCAGTGAGAAAAGTTCAGCATGTCATTGGACAAAATGCACTGATATGATTGTAATTGCCATCGGTCTCATTGGTGCTTTCATTGGTTGCACCATCCTTGCCAAACTTGACGGATTAAATCACACTCAGGATGAATCTAATGACTGACACCGAAAAACTTGAGTTTCTGCTCTCCATGATTCAACAGACAGCACAGACTAAGCATTGTTATGATAAGTATGGTGATGATTATTCACCCAGCGAAAATGGTAGTTATGATGATGCCTTTGATGATGGAGATACGCATGGTCATGTAGAGTTTGCCCGTACTTTGCTTCAACAACTGAAACTTCAAACACAAATCGCACCCCATTTGAAATGAAAAACACACAAAAGCACGAAGTTCGTTTATTCATTCTCACTCAACTTTGGGAGATGGATGATCTGCGGTGGAAACTTGATGAACTTGCTGACACTTATGACATTGAACCTTTGGAAGCAATGGAGTTTTTTGAGAGTGAAGTTGAAAGGATTAATAAACTTTTTAACTATCCTGCAGAGCAACTTAAAGAGACTGTGACACCCTGACCGATGACTGATCTTTCTCCTGCCGCTCAGGCAATACTTGCTGCCTGTGGTTGCCCTGATACAGACTCTCCTTTTCGTCTAGTGGCGCGAGGATTTGCTGGCGCTGCTATCCGTGCTGTTGCTGATCAGGTGGTGCCGGTTGAACCAGAACCCCCTGAGTTGCCGTTTGCCTCTGTTAACGATCCGTGGCCGAGTTGGAACGCAAAGCAAAACATCCACCACAAGCTCATCGCCATCGCTGCCGAATTGGAGACAGTGTGACACCCTGACAACTGGCACAAGACCCACCCCAGACCCCCACAGGACCCCTTATAGTAGTTTCAACAGCAAAGGACACCGCTGATGACTGAAGAAGAAATGCTTGACCTTGCTGAAAAAGTAAATCTTGTTTCTCTTGATAAAGATGGTATTAGAAATTGGAAAGTATCTCCTTCTATTATTCTAAATTATGCCCGAGCAATTTATAACGAAGGTTATAATGAAGGTTATAACCAAAGTTATGATGATAGTAAGAGTTCAAGTTTCAAAGGTTTTCACAATTGTTTGGATGACTGATTATAAGAAATTGGACAGTTGAGGAACTGGCACAAGACCCACCCCAGACCCCCACAGGACCCCTTACAATAGCAGTATGAAAAACACCCACCTTGAGCACCCCGAAGATTCTATCCTCACGGGTGACCTTTCTGTTCTGGATTGGTTCGTCAATCCTGGCAACTTGAGCGTTAAGATTGATGGTGCCCCTGCAATTGTCTGGGGTGTGAATCCTGCTAATGGTGAATTCTTTGTAGGAACCAAAGCGGTCTTCAACAAGAAAAAGATTCGTATCGCTCACAATCATGAAGAAATTGATACGTTCTATCAAGGTGAAGTTGCGCGTATTCTTCACGCTTGCTTTGATTATCTGCCTCGCACAGATGCTATCATTCAAGGTGATTTTGTTGGGTTTGGTGGTAGCGATGAGTATACTCCCAACACGCTCACTTACAAGTTTCCTGAGGTAGTCTATCAGGAGATCATTGTGGCACCTCATACTGTCTACGTGGCAGAGAATGATTTGCGTGATGCTGTTGCGTATCCGATGCAATACATCATCACTGATACTCACTACTGCAAGTTTGTGAAACCGCAAGCATACATCCAGCACGGTCAAGAATCGTTTGCTGATGTTGAAGAGGTCTGCAAGTTTGCCCGTCAAATGGCACAAACTGCAACGTTTGTGAGTGATAAAGAAGCGGCAAAGATCAAACAGCAGATCAATGCCTGCATTCGTGCTGGTGAGGAAGTCAATCCTGATGACTTTGATTGTGATGCTAACCTGCTGCGTCTGTGGGCGTTGGTGAAGTCTATCAAAGATGACTGTCTCTATCTGTGCCGCAATGATGGTCCTGCTGCTTATTTGTACGGCAACAGAAT